ACACAAATAGTAGGGCTTACAGATCCCTTACGAGAGCAACAAGCTCAACGTGTAAAAGACTTTATGAACTTTGAGTTAATGGAAAGAATGGAAGAGTATGTAGATGATTTTGACAATCTTTTATATAGATTACCACTAGCAGGCTCAGCATTTAAAAAAATATATTATGATGCAATTAATAAACGAGCTGTAGCTAAATTTGTTGCAGCCGAAGATCTAGTAGTTCCTTACTATGCAGAAAGCTTAATGGACGCGGAGCGAATAACGCATGTATTAGATTTAACAGAAAATGAATTATTAAAACGACAAAAATCTGGTTTTTATAGAGACATTGACATTCAACCATCTTCACAAATTGCAAATAGAATTCAAGAGAAGTATCAAAAATTATCTGGAGTGCAACCTAGCTATACAAGCATGTCTAAAGATAGATTATTTAAAATTTTAGAAATGCATGTAGATTTAGATTTAGATTATTATGAATTTGATGATAACAAAACACAAAAAAAAGTAAAAGTTCCATACATAGTTACTGTTGATGAAATGACACAACAAATTTTATCTATTTATAGAAACTATAGAGAAGAAGATGAGGACGCGAAGCGGATAGATTATTTTGTACAGTACAAATTTTTACCAGGATTAGGTTTTTATGGGTTTGGACTAGTGCATATGATTGGTGGTTTGACAAAAGCAGCAACCAATGCATTACGACAATTACTAGATGCAGGCACTTTAGCAAATTTACCAGCAGGATTTAAGTCAAGAGGCATGCGTGTACGTGATGATGACCAACCTTTTACACCAGGAGAGTTTAGAGATGTGGATGCACCTGGCGGAAATATACGAGATCAGTTTCAAATTTTACCTTTTAAAGAGCCAAGTGCTGTACTTTTTCAATTAATGGGCTTTTGTGTTGAAGCTGGACAACGATTTGCAGCAATTTCCGACCCACAAGTTGGTGATATGAACTCTCAAGCACCAGTTGGGACTACAATTGCACTGCTTGAAAGAGGTTCAAGGGTCATGTCGGGTGTACAAAAGCGTTGTTATGCTGCTATGAGAAGAGAATTTAAACTTCTTGCACGAATTTTTGCAGATTATTTGCCTCCAGAGTATCCATATGATGTTTATGGTGGTGAAAGAACGATTAAAGCAGCTGATTTTGATGACAGAGTTGATATTTTACCTGTTGCTGACCCAAATATTTTCTCAATGTCACAAAGAGTGACACTTGCACAGACACAATTACAAATTGCACAAACAAATCCTGCAATTCACAACATGTATGAGGTGTACAGAAGAGTTTATGACTCTTTAGGCACTAAAAATGTTGATCAAATTTTACTTCCAGAGGACAATATACAAGCTCCAATGGATCCAGCAGCAGAAAATATGAGAGCAATTGATTTAAAAAATTGTAGAGCGTTTGCTGGGCAGGATCATGATGCCCATATTGCTTCCCATATGTCATTTATGAGAACAAGAATGGTTCAAATCAATCCTGCTGTGTATATTATTTTACAAAGACACATTACTGAGCATATAGGACTTAAGGCAAGAGTTTTAGCTTCAATGCAGATGATGCAAGATCAAAACATGGCTGCTTTATCTCAAAGTAATCCTCAAGAATTTGCTTTACAACAAGAGGCATTGATAGCAAGGATAGAAGCTCAACTTACAGAACAAGCTGTTGTAGTTGAAGAGAGTTATATTGCTTCAAGAAAAGATCCTTTAGTGTTGCTAAAAGAAAGAGAATTAGATATTAGAGCTCTAGAAGTACAACAGAAATCTAAAGATGAACAAATGAAACAAACCAATGAAGATTTAAGGTTTGATGAAAAAATGGACTTCGAAAAGATGAAGTTGGAAAATAAAGAAGAGGCTGACAAAGCAAAACTTGCTTTAGAAGTTGCTAAACTTAACAAAACAAGAAAATAAAATGAAAAAAACAAAAAAGATGAAAGGTGGAATGTCAGATAAAGCTGGCAGAGCACTGAAAAAAAAGGGAAAAGACGCAAAAGGAAGAGCGTTAAAATAAATAATTTATTAATTATGCCACTTAATAAAAAAGGAAAAAAAATTTTAAAGTCAATGAAAGAACAATATGGTTCTGATGCTGAAAAAGTTTTTTATGCTTCTAAAAATAAGGGTGTAATTAAAAATGTTGAAAAAAAAATGGGAGGTGGGTTATCAGGTGGTAAACGCTTTGGCCCACCACCACTTAAAGGTCCAGATTCACAAGGGTTAATGTTAAAAGATGGCGGAATGGGTTGTCCACATAGAAGAAAAGGTGCAAAGTCACCAATTCAAGGAATTAAAGATATACAAACATCAGGAAAAAAATTTATAGGAGTTAGATAATGATTCCAATTCTTCAAGCGGTTGCACCTCTTGCAAAAATTTTATTTAATACAGTCGATAAGGCTGTTGCAGACAAAGATCTTGCTGCAAAACTTAAAGCAGATTTACAAACACAAATGTTACAATCACATACTCAAGAGTTACAAGCAGCTGCAAAAATTGTAGAAGCTGAAGCAAAAGCTGGATGGTTTGCATCATCTTGGAGACCACTTTTAATGTATGTTTTAATTTTTATTTTAATTTGGAATTATATTTTAGGTCCTGTATTTAAATTTTTATTTGGAGCAATTATTACAATAGAGTTACCAGGAGATGTTTGGACACTATTACAAATAGGTCTAGGTGGATATGTAGTTGGTCGTAGTGCTGAGTCAGTTGCTAGAACTATTGCTAATAAAAATATTAAAGTCGATGAATGACCGATATTGAATACATCTTAAAAAAAATTATTCAACCTAAAATTAAACTTTTAACTGATATAGCTATAGGTGGTGTTGACACTTTTGATAAGTACCTATATATAGTGGGTCAAATCAAATCACTAACTGATTTGCAACAGGAACTCACGAACCTGCAGAAAAAACAGGAGCTATATGACGAAGACGAAGACGGAGGAAGTACCAAAGCATCGAGAAGCACTTCTTGAAGCATACAAGTCTGAAGAAGAAATTAAAAAGACTTGGTTAGATCCAGAATCCATCCCAAAATCATCAATTGAAAGAATGCCTCAACCTACTGGTTGGAGAATTCTTGTATTGCCTTGGGCTGGTCCTGCAAAAACTAAAGGTGGTATAATTATTCCAGATCAGTCTCACTCTACAATTCAAATTACAACAGTTGTTGGATATGTTTTGAAAATGGGTGATCTTTGTTACAAAGACAAAGAACGTTTTCCAAATGGCCCTTGGTGTAAAGAAAAACAATGGGTAATGTTTGGTCGCTACGCTGGAAGTAGATTTAGAATTGAAGGCGGCGAAGTCAGAATATTAAACGATGATGATATCATCGGGACAATAGGAGATCCACGCGACATTGAACATACCTTCTAAGGAGAAGTTATGGTAGACACAAAACAGGAGCAAACAACAAACATAGATGAAACAGAAGTTGTTGTAGAAACAAAAGCAACACCTGACAAAGTAAAGTTAGTTAACGAACCTGTAGAAACTATTGGTGCTGAAGTAAAAAAACCAGGCATTGAAGGAATTACAGTAGAACAAGAAGTTGAAAAAGCAGAAGTTAAAGAATCTAAAAATATAAAAAAAGATAATTTAACTGAACATACTGACGGAGTACAAAAACGTATAAATGAACTTACGCGCGCGAGAAGGGAAGCTGAAAGACAACGAGAAGCTGCTTATTCTTTTGCAAAAGGTCTTCAACGAGAACTTGAAGATGTTAAAAAAAATTACGTTAAATATGACGAACAGTATTTAAAAGAATTCGAAGCAAGAGTTGAAGCAGAATCTACATCTGCAAGATCACAGTTAAAAGCTGCGATTGAAGCACAAGATTCTGAAGCAATTATGAAAGCTCAAGATAAGCTAACACAGTTAGCTGTTCAGAAAGAAAGAGCTAGACAAACTCAAGCTGAGAGAGCTGTTCAGGCAGCAAAACCTGAAAACCAAGAAACAAATCAACAAGCAGCAATTCAAGGAAATTTACCTCCTGAACCATCTAAAAAAGCTAAGAAATGGGCTGAAAATAATGAATGGTTTGGAACAGATAAAGTTCTAACAAGTGCTGCATATGCAATTCACGATGATTTAGTACAACAGGGGTTTGACACGGAAAGTGATGAGTACTATAATGAAGTTGATAAACAAATGAAGGATAATTTTCCTCATAGGTTTAATCAAAATCAGGAGCAACCATCCAAAAAAATCGTCCAAACGGTTGCGCCTGCTGGTAAGACCAATACAGGACGCAGAACTGTGAGACTCACAAAATCACAAGTTGCTATGGCAAAAAGATTAAATGTGCCACTAGAAGAATACGCTAAATACGTGAAGGAAGGAGCTTAATATGGAAAACATAAATAAAACCTCACGCGCGGCAGACGAAAGGTCAAAAAACGAAAGACCAAAACACTGGACGCCTCCATCAAGTTTAGATGCGCCTAATCCACCGGATGGGTACATTCATAGATGGTTACGTTATGAGATTGCAGGTTATCAAGACACTGCAAATATGTCGAAGAGACTTAGAGAGGGCTATGAACTAGTTCGATCTGAAGAA